AATTTTATGGGATAGTTAATCTAAGGACTATTATGAGTAACCTTCCAATCACTCAAAGTCACTTGCCAGATACTTCTTATCGCTTTCATCGTCATTTAAAAAAGAATGATCATACTCCTATCCCTTTAAGGTGGTACTGCGTCCTTTCATTACATTTAAGTGGAAAGTCACCGAAGGAGGTAATGCAAGAGACTGGTTATTCTACAGCGATGTATTATAGGATTTTAAATGATCCTGCTGTTCAGTCTGTTCGTCAACAGTTGTTAGATTCAACCCAGCAAGAGTTCGAGGCGCTGTTTAATCAAGTGGTTGAGAATATTAGAAATCAGTTGAAGTCAACAGATGAACAAATTCAAATAGCAGCTCAAAATCAATTCTTCAAGGCGACTGGTAAGTTTGCTCCTAAAGTGAGTGAGAAGGGAGATGGGTTGACAGTAGAGGATGTTGTTGCTAAACTTCTAAATGTTAATATACAGGTAAACGTTGACTCTAACAAATGAAGCAATAGCTATACAGAGTCTTTTTCACATCCAGAACAAAGATGGGAACAAAGTTCCCTTTAACATTCAAGGAGCTCAACCCTTCATTGATGAAGCTGACAACCCCAACGGTCGTGTTCGTTTAATCATAGCCAAAGCAAGACAGAAGAAATGTAGCTCTTTAATGTTAGGAAAGTTTGCTATTAGATGTTTAGGAAAGGAGGGAACACATGCAGTCGTTATCAGTCACGAGTCAAGTGCTACCCAACGACTCTTGGATAGGGTTGACTACTACTTTAAATATATCAATGGACCAGCTCCTGACTATGGACTTAATAGCAGAAAAGAAATGTCTTTTCCTCGTCGTGACTCAACCTACTACATTGGAACTGCAGGCTCTCGAACATTTGGACGAGGTGATTGGATAACGGATCTCCACTGTTCAGAATATGCATGGTGGGAGCAACCTGAGAAACATATGGCAGGGTTATTCCAAGCAGTTCCTTATAGTGGAAGGATTTATCTTGAGAGTACAGGTAATGGAAGAAATAATGACTTCTTTTACATCTGGGGACATGCAGATGATATGGGATATAAAAAGTTATTCATCTCCTGGTTTATTGATGATGAATATACACTTAAAGTAAATAGTTGGAAACCAGACTGTCCTCATTATAATCCTTACCTCTTAGACCTTCAACATCAATTCAACTTAAGCGATCAGCATATGGCTTGGTATGAACTCAAACTTAAAGAGTTCAGAGAAGACTTAAAGTTGATGCAACAAGAGTATCCAAGCACTCCTGAAGAATGCTTCCAAGCCACAGGAGGCTCAATTTTTACTGATGTTAAACTTTCAATCAATCCAAATTGGCAATCTTTCAATTATAATGGTTACTACGTCTATAAGTTAATTGATCATCCTAAACTAAACTTTCACTACATAATAGGAGGTGATCCAAGTGGAGGCACTGGACATGACGATGCAGGACTTCAAATCTTTTGTGTGGAGACCGGAGAGTTGGTTTTTGAGCTGTTCTATAACACCATCAATCCCATCCAGTTTGGATCTATCCTTTGCGACCTTGGAAAATCCTATAATACTGCCTTTCTCGTATGTGAAAGTAATAACCATGGAGCAGCTGTTATCCCTTATTTAAAAGAGAATTACCCTCGAGATCGAATCTATAAGAGGAAGTTTGCTACAGCTAAAACTCCAGCAGTTTATGGATGGAATAATGGTGATACAACTAAACATGCTCTAGTAGGGTTGATGTTAGACAATCTTGATCAAATCACTCTCTATGGAATCCAGACTGTTAAGGAGTTAAAAGCTTTTGAAGAAACACCAGAAGGTAAAATGCAAGGTAAGTCAGATAATCTTGTCATTGCAACAGGACTTGCAATGTTGGGTCTAAAGAAGTTTGACTACTTAAGACAAGAATACACCAGGCCAAAAATTGAGGTTGTTAAAGAGAAACCAAACTATATGACTTATACACTGGAGTCAGTGTTAGCTAACATAGAGGAAAGGAGAAAGGGTATCTATGGTAATCAAGCTGGACCAAGTTACCCTTACAACTAATGGAAACTAACTTTCAACAAGCTCTTGCATTTACATTAAGATGGGAAGGTGGATATGTAAACGATCCAATGGATCCTGGTGGTGAGACAAACTTTGGTATTTCAAAAAGAGCTTATCCTCATCTTAATATTAAAGACTTGACAAAAGAACAAGCAAGTGAAATATACCATAGAGATTATTGGATCAAAGCGGGATGTTTTGAAATAGCTCATCCTCTTGATATCGTTGTCTTTGACACCTCAGTTAATCTTGGAGTAAGTAGAGCTACTGATTTCTTAAGAGTTACTCATGATGTAGAAAGTTATTTACTATTAAGATTAAAGTTCTATGTGAGTTTAAAAACAGCAAAAACTTTCATCTTCGGTTGGGCTAGAAGAGTAATCAGTCTATGGAACGAATCAAGAGGATTAGTTTAGAGATTAAAGCTTTCATAAAAGAAATTAAACAGCTTTGGAAGTTTTGTGATCCAAACTTAATCTATAAGGAGGAGTAAATATGTTAGCGTTTGGTCTTCAATTTATAATACGAGGAGGTGATATTATGGGATGGTACGTTGCCGGTGTAATCGTGGCGTTTCTTGGTGGAGCAGTTTGTTATTGGTACTTCATTGCAAAACGTAAATATGTGAAGATTGACACAAAGTAAGCGAGGTGTAAGATGGGACTACTTTCAGGAATAACAATTGACAAGATTGACATCGGAGGGATCTTTAGTGGTTTTGGAACTCTCCTTAAAGATGTTCGAACAGCTATCACAGGAAAAGCTCCTCTTGATCCAACTAAACTTGCTGAACTTGAAGCAAAGAGCTTAGAGATTGAACAGATCCTAATGACAGCTCAAACTGACATTAATAAGATTGAAGCTGCCAGCCCAAAACTTTTCGTATCAGGTTGGAGGCCAGCAATCGGATGGATTTGTGGTTTAGGTCTATTCACTCAATATTTTATCTTTCCAATAGCCTCATGGATTCTTCCTATCATAGGCCATTCTGAAATTAAACTTCCCTCAATGGAAGTAGCAGATCTTTATCCTTTACTGTTTGGCCTGTTAGGATTAGGAACCTTAAGAACTTACGAGAAGTCAAAGAACGTGGCGAGTAAGTAATGGCATCGATATTAATTTTAAGTGAAAAAGGCGATGGTATTCCCTTAGCACTGAGGTTAGCAGATGAGAACCATATTGTTAAGTTGTGGATTAAGAATGCTGAATCGAAGACATTATTGGAAGACTATAAAAATCCAAGTAAAGTATCTAATCCTAAAGCTATGCTTGATCAATATGATTTGGTTGTTGCTGATACCTTTGGTCTTGGCCAACTTTGTGACGAATTCATCGAAAAGAAAAAGTCAGTTATAGGAGGAGGTTCTTTTAACGATAGGTTAACAACTGATTTAACTTATCAAACAAAAGTAGTTAAGACATTAACAAAAATGAAGTTTGAGCTTATGGATGGAGTTGAAGTAACAACGGAAGGTTGGTTTAATGGAAAGGAGTGGGTGCGTCCTTTTAATCACTCTTTCACCATGAGACGTTTAATGACTGGAGATATAGGTCCTTTAACTCCCTGCATGGGTAATGTAGTATGGCCAACTAATGGAGATAAATTAACAAATGAAGTTATTGAGTCATTACAACCTCTGTTAGAGAAAGTTGGCTATTTAGGTCCAATTAGTGTTAGTTGTCTTGTAGGAGAACAAGAAATTCATTTTATTGACTTTACTACAAGTTTTAGATATGATACTATTCAAGCCTGGTGTGAATTACTTCAACTTCCTTTATTTGACTACCTTTACAATTTAGTTAGTCAGAAGAAGCAAGAAGTTCCTTTTCATGATGAAACTTCTATAAGTGTTCGGTTAAGTATTCCTCCTTATCCTTATGAAGGAACATTTGGATGGGAAGCAGGGACGTTAAGAATCCCGCAGGAAGCAAAGAAGCATGTTTGGCCTACTAATGCTAATGGAGTAGTAGGTTGCATTACAGCTCGAGGAGCAACAGTAAGAGAGTGTCAACGTCGTGTTTATCGGACTATAAAGAATGTAGTAACACATCAAGAAGTCCAATATAGAACTGATATAGGCAATGGGGTTGAAGAACTTAAATTAAAGCTGAAGGGTCAAGGATGGCTATAAGGTCCAAATCCTCCTTCCTTATTTTTTAGTCATCCTTGACCTAAGGTAAACATGGCTAATATTAAAGTAGAAGCATTGAAAAGTGCATTTAGGGAATTAGGTCAGAAAGGTGCTAAAAGTATTTGGCGGTATGAAAGAGAACCAGAACGGTTAATGAAAGAGGGATTTAGAGAATCGACTTACATCACAGCAGGAGAACCAACTGGTTTGTATTGGGGACCTTCAAGAAGAAAAGCAGCAGAAGCAGCATTTGCAGGTGATCTTGGTCGTTATTCTAAATTACGTAAAACAACCCCTGTTATTGAAGGAAAAGTTTTACCAAGTACAAAAATTAAAGAATTAAATGAAGCAGAATTTAGTGATTTAGTTAAAGAAAGCAATTTCGATACGAAAACTATAACAAATAGATTAAGAAGGCTAGCTGATATAGTAATCGTGCCAGATATAACTCCCCCTTATGGTACAGGAACTAGTCAAGTACTTCAACTTAGGCCTAACAAAGTTATAGCTAAATATAAAGATATTTATAGAATTTTAGGACTAACAGGAGCTTTAGGAGGTGCAGCAACTGCAATGGAACCAAAAGAAGCAGAAGCATCACCAGTGGGTAAAATGATCAAAGCAGGAACTAAAGTTGCTAAGACAGCAATAAAAGAAACTCCAAGTCGAACCTCCACTCTACTTAAAGGTACTGAGTATATGGGTCAACAGATCAAAAAAATCACCAAAGGTAGAGGAGATTGGCGTCATGTAGTGTTAGAAGACGGAACAGTCTATCCAGTAACTAAGGACGTTGCTAGTGATCTAGTTAGACATCAAGGTACTGTAGAGAAAATGACTGAGTTTGGCCTTAGGAAGCCTTCAGGACCTAGTGCAGTCATGGGACAAGCAAGTCAAATAGACCAAGCATTCAAATCACTTGCTTACCATGAAAGTCGTTCTAATCCTTATCTTCCAAGAAAGACAATACAAGAAAATTACAAATCCTATTTGGGACAAGTCAAAGAGCAAGGTTTGGGTGAAGCAGTTCCTTACTCCTTAGTTAAAAGAGGTGGTAAGACCTTTACAATGCCAACTCCTTATGCTCAATTACTTGAGAAGGAAGGTCACCTTAAGATTATGAAAGAGTTGAAATAATGCCAGATAAAAAGAAAATAGACGACTTCACCAACAGCTGGATGTCAGAAATCAAATTCGGTTTAGACTATCGTAAAAAGTATAGTACTCGATCAAGCTGGGATACTTATAGAAAATACTATAGAGGACAGTGGGCAAAAGGAATCATTCCAATAAACAAAATATTCAGCTATGGTAGAATGTTAATGCCTCGAGTCTACTTTAGAGCTCCTCGTGTTACAGTAACTCCCAGCAGACCTGATCTAATTTGGCATGCTAAAGTTGTTGAAGCAATAGATAACTTATTAATAAAGACAATCATGCTCAAGAAGACTTTAAAGAAGGCTATCTTAGATAGCTACCTATGTGGTATTGGATGTATCAAGCTAGGCTATGACAGTGAATTCGGTTACATTCCAAGTCAAGCTGTAGCAGAAGGAGGAGAGACAGTTACTCAATATAGCACAAAAGAGAAGAGTGAAAAAATCGAATATAGTCAAATGGTAAAACCAGGAATGCCTTGGGCTCTTCGTGCTAGGCCTGAAGATGTTGTAGTACCTTGGGGATCTCAGGATGAAGATTCACTACCTTGGGTAGCTCACTACATCTTAAGACCCTTAGATGATGTTAAACAAGATCAAAAGTACGATAGGACTAAAACTAAAGGTTTACAAGGCACAAGAAGTCCAACGATGGGTAATGATGTACGATCAAGAGATGCCTTTAGACCAAGAAGTGAAAGAGATAAAGGTATCACCTATGCTGAACTATGGGAAGTTAGAGATTTTAAAACTAAACAGTTTATGACCTTCTGTGAAGACGAAATGATTTTAAGTGATGGAGACGCTCTCCAAACAAGAGGAGGTATTCCCTGGGAATTCATCATCTTCAATCCAGATCCTGAATACTTCTGGCCAATTCCAGATGCTCATATTATTGCACCCCAACAGGAAGAGTTAAATGATACTGCAAGTCAAGTCTCTAGACATAGAGCGATAGCTTTATTAAAGTTTCTTTATAAAAAAGGAGCAATCCTGAAAGAAGAGCTTGAAAAGGCTTTAAGTGGTAATGTAGGAGTAGCAGTGGGAGTTGAACAAGAAGTGGAAAACTTACAAAATGCTATAACCACTTTACAACCTCATATTCCTCCTGATCTCTATAGAGATATGGCACAACAAATCCAATCAATGAGAGAAGAGTTAGGCTTCAGTCAAAATCAAGAAGGAGCGTTCAGTCCCTACCACGGTAAGACAGCAACTGAAAGTATGATTGTTGCAGAAGGATTTGAAGAGCGAGTTGACGAGCGTAGAGATATAACAGCTGATGTTCTTGTTAATATTATTAGAAAATGGAACTGGTTTCTTTTTGACTTCTGGACGGAAGATAAAGTAATACAAATAGTCACTCCACAAGGAGAACCAGCCTGGATAAGTTATACAGGAGATCAGCTTAAAGGTGAGTATTTATTAAGTATTGATGCTGAAAGTGGAATGCCAATCAGTCGTTCGCTGAAGTATCAAATGGGATCAGAGCTAATGAAGAATTATAATGGTGATCAGTTGATTGATCAAATTATGTTAAGACAAATCAACCTTGACAACTACTCAATAATTGACCCTCGAATTCCTATGCTACTTCAACCTCAGTTTGCTGGTCGTCCTGAAGAAGTAAGTGCTATAAGACAACCATCTCCAATCACAGGAGGTGGAGGTAAAGGTAGTGCTGGTGGTCGTAAAGGTTCATCACCACAGAAGCCTGAAGAGTTTGAATCGTTTAAGAAAAGGATGGAACTGAGGAAATAGAAGGAGGATTATATGTCTGAAATATGGTGGCCAAGATTTACTACGAGAAAGAAAGATTCAAATTTTGATCCCTTCACTTATGAAAAGCAAATGCTGAAAGACCCCTTTGAACATAAATATAATCGTGATCCTGCTTACTTAAAGGCTTTAAAAGTATATAAAAG